TTCTAAAAGATTATCAGGATCTTTTAAATCAAAAGCAATACCCATAAGATTAGCAACAGGAGCTAAAGTAATATATCTTTTATTAATATTTAATTTAATAAATAATTTATCATCTTTTTTGATAATTGTTCCTTTATCAATACTTCCAGTTGCATCTGATCCGTTATCAGGACCTGTTAAACCAAAACAAGGAATTAATTCGCCATTAGCTAATTTAGGAAGGTATAAATTTTTTTGAGCATCAGTACCATAATGAGTTAATAATTCACCTGGTCCTAGAGAATTAGGAACCATAGTAATAACGCCTAAAGCGGGATCAACACTAGCAATTTTTGTTAATAGATTAGAAAGTTCATTAACAGATAATTTAATTCCTCCATATTTTTCATCAATTAAAAAGCTAAAATATTTTTCTTTTGCCAAATAATTTATCCAAAAGTTATTATTTTTATTTGGAAAAATATTAGTATTATCAAAAGTGGTTAATAATTTATCTAGTTTTTGTTCTGGAAATTTATTAATTATTTTTGGTTTTTCAGGTAAAAAAAATTTACCTTGTAAAATTGATCTATCAAGAGAAGTATTGCCACTTTTTAATGCTATTAATTCAGTTTGAGAAATTTTTGGAATTAAACTCTTAGTAAAATTAAATAATTTTCTACCAAACATCTTATTTATAAAATAAATAAATAAATTTTATATATTTATTTTAATAAAATTAACCAGAACACATTGCACATGCTTCTTCATCTTTATTTTCGTGATCCTCTTTCTTTTTTTCAGGCTCAATCGTAAATTGTTGGGCTTGATGTTGTGCCTTTCGTCTTAAATAATAAATACCAGTTTTTAGCCCAGCTTTCCAACTATAAAAATGCATATTTGTTAAAGCTTTGACAGTTGGTGATTCCATCCATAAATTAAAACTTTGGGATTGACAAATAAATGCTCCTCTATCTCTCGCCATATCAATCAAGTCTTTCATCGAAAATTCCCAAACAATTTTATATTTATCTTTAATAATTTGAGGAATTCCTTTAATATTTTGAATACTACCTTTATCAGCAATTATAGTATTTTTAATATCTTCATTCCATAAATCTAAACCTGCTAATTCTTTCATTAGACGTTTATTTACCAAAGCAAATTCACCAGCTAGTGTTCTACGAGAATAAATATTACTTGTATATGGTTCGAAACATTCATTATAACCTAAAATCTGACTTGTACTTGCTGTAGGCATCGGCGCAACTAGTAAACTGTTTCTTACTCCAAATTTTTTAATATTTTTTCTTAATTTATTCCAATCATAACGATTCGATGGTTTTACTCCCCAAAGATCAAATTGAAAATTACCCTCACTAAGTGGAGATCCTTCAAAAGAAGAATAAGCACCTAATAAATTTTCATCTCGATTTGTTAAACTAATTTCTTTAGGATTAGGTTTAATTTTACAAAGTGCAGCCTCAATTTTATTATCATTATCAATAGCTTTTGCAATAGAGGCATCAGTAACATTATAAATATTATATTTTGTACAAATATCTTCATCATCTAAAAATGTCCAATTTTCGTATCCAAATTCTTGTTGTAAAAATTTAAAATCATTTATACGTTCTTGAGAGATTTCATTAGATTTTTCTAGTGCTGCATGATAAATAGTTTCAAATATATTTTTATTAACTTCTTTAGCCATATCTGAAGTAAATGGAAGTTCAAGTTCTATAAAGAGATCAGCTAATCCTTGAACTCCAATACCAATAGGACGATGTAAAATATTACTTCTTTTTGTTTTATCAGTTGGATAATAATTAATATCGATAACATTATTTAAGTTTTCAGTTACTACTTTTGTAACACTATGCAGTTTTTCATAATCAACAGTAGGTCTTAAAATTTCTAAACAATTTCTATAACTACCAATTAATACACCATTATTATATAATTGAGGAACAGTTAAAAGATTTGTTTCTATTTTAAATAATTCAAAAGTTTCATCAGTTAATTCTATTTCTTTAAAAGCAATATCATTTTTTTTAAGAAGATTTTTTAATAATTTACACCAAATACAATTATTCTTTGAATATAATTGAACATCTTCAAAATGGAAAGAATTTTTTTTGATAAATTGTGGAAGAGCTATAGATGCTAGATTACAAACAGCAGTCTGTTTTTCATTACTATATTCTGTAATTTCACAACATAGATTGCTAGATTTTATTATTCCTAAATTATTTTGATTACATTTTTGATTTACAGAATCTTTAAAAAGTAAATAGGGAGTACCAGTTTCCATTTGAGAATCTAATATTTTTACCCATAAATCTCTAGCTTCAATAGTTTTAATAGCAACACCCTTTTTTTCATACTTAAGGTATAATTTTTCATATTCTTTACCATATACATCAGATAAACCAGGAGCGGAATCTGGACAAAATAAGGACCATTTTTCACTATTCTGAACTCTATTCATAAATAAATCTGAAATCCAAAGAGCATAAAATAAATCTCTCGCCCTTAATTCTTCATCACCATGATTTTTGCGCATATCTAAAAATTGTTCTATGTCAGCATGATGTGGTTCCATATAAATTGCTATACTTCCATTACGTTTACCTCCTCCCTGATCTACATATTTTGCAGTACTATTAAATACTTTTAACATAGGAACAATTCCATTAGAAATTCCATTTGTTCCTCTAATATGACTACCTGTAGCTCTAATATTATGTATATGAAGACCGATTCCACCAGCCCATTTTGAAATTTTTGCACATTCTTTAAGTGTATTATAAATACCATCAATACTATCATCTTCCATTGCAATTAGATAGCAAGAACTTAATTGTTCTCTTTGAGTTCCTGCATTGAATAAAGTAGGTGTTGCATGAGTAAAATATTTTTCTGACATGAGATTATAAGTTTCTTCTACTTTTTTAATATTATTTCCATGTAAACAAATAGCAACTCTAAGCCACATATATTGTGGTCTTTCAATAACAATTTTATTAATTTTAAGTAGATAGGCTCTTTCCAGAGTTTTAAATCCAAAATAATCTATATAAAAATCTCTATCATGTTTAATAATATTATCCAAAACTTCTTTATTATTATTAACAATATCCCAAAATTTTTTATTTATAATAGGAGAATGCTTGCCATTAATATCCTTAAAATCATATGCTTTTTTCATAGTTTTATAAAAAGATCTATCGGTTTTTTTATGTAAATTAGAAATAGCAACATAACTAGCAAGATGACCATAATCAATATTTATAGTACTCATGGCAGCACATTGTTCAGCAGTTAAAATGTCGATTTGTTCAGTTGTTATTTTATCATATAATTGATCTATAACCTTCATAACTAGAGTAGAATAAGGAATTTGTAGAGAGAATTGGCTACCTAATTTTCTAACTCGTTGTAAAATCTTATCAAAAGAAATATCTTCAGATTTGCCATTTCTTTTAATTACATGCATTTCTGAATCAGTCATTATATATATTATATAAAATTAGTTTTAAATATATTCAATTTTAATAGAAAAAAAATATTTAAATTCAATTTAAAATAATAATATAATTGTATAATAATAGATAAATGAGAAAAAAACAGATTTTTTTATCACACGCATGGGGTATAGATGAATCAGGAAGAAATAACCATGAGAGAGTTAAGTTATTAGCTTATAAATTAAGAAGACATGGATATACAGTTTGGTTTGATGACGATGATATGATAGGAAATATAGATAAATCTATAATTGATGGAATTAATAAATGCGAAATAGTAATATTTTGTTTAACTACAAAATATTGTAATAAAATTAATACAGCTGTAAATAATGATATTCCAAATGATAATTGTTATAAAGAATGGAATTATACTTTATTTTGTAAAAAAAAAATTTTAGCTACAATAATGGAGGTTTCAATGCGAGATTTGTATACTAAAAATAAAGGAGTAGTGCAAATGTATTTAAATAATAGTTTATATGTAGACTTCAGCGAAAATTTAGAAGATAATTTTTCAAAGCTTTTAAAAACTTTACAATATTATGAAATATATCCATATATTAATACAAAGTTATTTATTAAAAATGATTATTATAAAAACTTAATTAAGAGTAAAAGCCTACCTAATTTTAATAAATTTATACTATCTTCACCCAAATTACCAAAATCACCTACGCTCAGGAGAAGAGCCTTTATCAAATTATAAATTAATTTAAAGCAAAAATAATAATTAAATAAAATGGGTAAAAGTGAAAACATTGCTGAAAATCAAAGAAAAGAAGGTTTAAGAAAATATAAAGTAGAACTAATTAACAAAAATTTACTAGAAAATTATGAAAAAATTATTAATAAAGAAAATATAAAAGGTATTATTAATAATCAAAAAAAATTTGTAATTTTAATGGATTTACCAGGAAAATATAAAAATCGTCATTATTCAATACTTTTATTAGAACAATACCATAACTCTAAAAATAAAAATCTAGCATTACAACAATTAGAAAATTCATTGCGTAATAAAAAACTATTTAGCAAGTAAATAACAAATTATTATAAAAATATAATATTTTTATATTTATATGAATACTATTGAAATCTTATTTATATTTATTACATTAGTATTTATAGTATGTCCTTTATCATACTATATTATGAAAAAAAGTGAAAATTTTGAATTATTTACAAATTTAACACCTGGTACATGGCCTCAAAGTGATTCTTTGGGATTACTTTCATTAACACCTGGAAAATTTGAAAAAGGTTTTTATGAATGGAATAATCCTTTTCCTCCAAAACCACCCAAAACTATGTCAGGTTTAAATTATGCTAGACAGGCTTTATCTTACCCTATGTATTCAGCAAAATCTTGTACTACAAATAATTTAGAATTTTGGCCTTTACCAATAAATGGAACATGTAGCTTTCCTGAACTATGTGGAGATTTTTACAAACCTTTAGATTGCTTAAAACAAAAAGAAGCTTGTAATCCTATGTTAATAAAAGGTAAACCAATTGATATTTGGCCTAAATGTGATGAAGGTCCTAGAGTAAATTTCTTTTGTTCAAAAAATCCACCTAAGTAAATAGTGAATTATCAATTAAACAAGTATTTTGTTTTTTAATCATTCTCTTTTTTGGAGCTCTATGTTGATATCCTTCAATCTTCTCTCTACTTAAAGTTTCCCAAAAATTATTTATTATCGGTAATACTTGATTAAACCAAAATTTATTTCGTAAAACTAAAATACAACTTATTACATCTAATTTCCAATAAATCTCTCTAATAAGTGTATCATTTGTATTATCTATTATATTTTTTTTCCAAATATTAAAATCACTTTCTAACATGTCTAGTGGTTTATATTTAAAATATATATCTTCATTTTCTTTTTCAAATACCAATATTATTCCTTTGTACTTATTATCCAAGGAATAATTATAATTTCCATCTTCTATAAATTCTTCATATGTAATATATTCAATAAATTTTGTCTCTAGAAAATCACATTCATTTAATTCACAAACTTCCATTTGTAATTGCATTTGTATCCAATATTCAGATTTTGGTATGCCATTTATATCTCTACTTACTACATTTTTAATTTCTAACATTCTACCATATAAATAACTATTTTTATCTGTATTAATACCATCTGGTGAGGCTGCTAAGAAATTATATTTTTTATGTGGAATACATCCAAAATCTGATATTGTAGTATTATATAATTTTTCATAAATCATAATTGATACAGGTTCATATTTTTGTCCCCAATGCATCGGTGAATTAATATTTGGTTTATTAAATTCTTTTATTGGTTCACATTTCTCAAAAATTAATTGATTTCTTGAATATTCACTCTTAAAAATTTTCCATATATTACTTGCTGTTAAAGTATTATGTCTAAATTTATACCAATCATCTGTTCGTTGTTCTGGTTGATAAACATTAATTAAATATTCTAGTTGTTTTTCTAGCTTTAATAAATTAGGTTGCAATCTACAAAAAGTAATTTTATAAGATCTACAGGGTAAAATATATGCATTAAATAAATTTTTAACAAAAATAATAATTTGATTACAATCTAATTTTATATCTTTTTCATTCTCCAAATTAACTATATTAAATAATTGAATTTGTAAAATTTTATATAAATATTCATCAATAATAGTATCATATTTATCTTCCATAAAAATTAATGGATTATTCTTAATAAAATTTACAAAAACAAATAAATTTATTTCAATTAAATTAATTATAATCTCCTTATCTAAATAATGATAATTAAAATCTTTTATTTGTTTCAAATGTTTTTTTAAACATCTTTCATTAATTTTACTAATTTTTTTTATTGTCTTCATTAGTAATAGTTAATTTTAATATTTAAATTATTTATGTATCAATTTTGTCTGTAATTTCTAATTTTTTTAAATCATCACTCAAAGATATACTTGATTTTTTAACACTTAAACATTTAATTGTAGAAACATGCTTATCACATTTTTTTAATATAAATCTTCTTGAAGAATTATTAAAAATTAACTGAGGAATATTTTTAATCTCTCCTAATTCTTTATCATATAATACATCCTTTACTTTATTTAATTGTTTGCGTTCTAAACAACTAGATAAATATTTAAATAAATCTTTTTCTTCACTTAATGATAATTCATGTCTTTTTTTTAAACTAGATGTATAATCTTTTAACTTATTTAATTTTTGTGTTTTATCTAGTTTACACCACGGTTCTAATTTATTTAACACCGTCTCTTGTTCTAATAATTCTTCAATATTTAATATAGTTTCCGTTGAAGAAGTTATTTCTCCTTGTAATAACATAGTTTTATATTTAATTGAAGATAACTCGTGACAATTTTCTTTATTATTTTCAGACATTATATATATAATTGATTTTTTAAGTTTAATTACTTTTATTCTTAATTATTATTAATATATGAAACATATTTCATTTGAAAAAGAAAAAAAAGAAAAAAAGAATAATAAAGAAATAAGTGAAGAATTATTACTTACAAAAAACCAAATTAATGAAATTAATAAAATTTATTTAGATGTGGCTACTGATAATAAATCTATTATTTTAAGAGAGATTCAAAATAAAATTAATAGTTACAAACATCAAGATATTGAAAAAAATATATTAACTGACAAATTAATTTCTTTAGAAGAAACACTTGAAAAATTAGTTATTAGTAAATTAAAATGTTATTATTGTAAAAAACCATTATTATTAATTTATAAGTATTCTAGAGAACAATCACAATGGACACTTGACAGAATTGATAATTCTATTGGTCATACTAATGATAATACTGTAATTACTTGTCTTAAATGTAACCTCGAAAAAAGAAAACGATCACATGAAGGTTTTAAATTTACAAAACAATTAATTATTAATAAATCTAGTTAACTATAATTTTATTTATTATTAAAAAACTTATTTAAACAATTTTCATAATTTAAATACAAATGTCTTATCAAACTCAAAATGAATTATTATTAGGAAAGTTATTAAATTATTATAATGATCAAAATAATCTTGAAAAAATGTTATCTATAATAAATGGAGAATCTAAAATATCATTAAGAATTGTGGATTGGTTTGCTACCAATTATGCTAAAAAATATTATACTGTTTATTCATGTCAACAAGATAGATTTAAAGTTTATAATGATTATAAACTTAAATTAAAAGCTTACTCTAAAAGACGTTTTGATCCTTTCTGTCGGTGGGATAGAATTACTATTCCTTATAAAGAAAATACACAAATTCAAACTACTATTGGACAATTAAATTTCTTTAAATGGGCTCTCGAAAATAACGTTATTGATTTCATTGAACAAAATTACTTAGCTATTGAACAAGACATGAATTTAAGAAATAGTACCTCTAAACGTAAAGAAATTGTTAATACTGCTAATCAAACTAGAAAAAAAAGAGAAGAATTATCGATTTCTGCTACTAAAAGTATTAAAAAAGAAGAAGTTGAAATTATTGTAGAATTTAATTAATTTTAATTAAAATAAATACTTCATTTCCACAATATCTCTCGTGACTTTTAACCATTAATCCTGTTATTTTAAATAAATTATATATTTCATCTATTTTAAATATATAATAATATCTATCATATACCTTACCATATTTATTCCATGTAACTATATTACTTCCATAATTTCTAAAACTTTTTCTTGTTTTATCAGGTTGTTCTTTAGACCAAACTGATAATAGTATTTTTCCTCCTAATTTTACTACCCTTTTCATCTCTCTTAGTGCAGCTATTTTATCTTTTTCAAAATATAAATGATGAAAAGAAGCTATACAAATTATACTATCAAATATACCATTTTTAAATGGTAATTCTGTCATATTTGAATTAATTACTTCTAGATCTTTATTTTTACAAATTTCAATAAATTTTTTACAATTATCAATACCAATAAAATTATAATTTTCATATGTCATATTTCTACCATTTCCACAACCAACATCCAAAATAAGACTTCCTTTTTTTAAACTATTTATAAATAAATCTATCCAATCCCATCTATTTAATCTTCGCACATTAAAATGTTCTGCTATTTCTTCATAAACTTCTTTAACATATTTTATTTCACAATAACTCGTCATTTCAAAGATATTTAATATCCAATAGATTTAAAAATATTCAATTTTCCATTTAAAAAATGCTAAATTTATTTATTAACTATTTTTATTTATTTTAATTTAAAAATAACTAAAAATAGTTGAAAGTAAGGTGAAAAGATATGTTCGATAAAGTAGTTGAAGAAAAAATAAATAAAACAAATGAAAAAGAAATAGCTTTTAAAACTGATAATAAAAATACTATTGATCTACAAAATACAGATGGTATTAAATATTTAGCCACTTTAGAAAATAATAGTATTGATTTAGTATTAACAGACCCTCCTTATATTATTTCTAGAGAGAGTGGAATGAACACTCATTATAATAAAGTAAAAGAGAATGAAAAAAATAATATAGATGCAGTTAAGACCGAAGAAGAGTGGGAAGAATATAAAACTCTTAATAATATTAAAGATAATAGTAATAAAAGTAATAAAAGTAATTACTTAAAATATGGTACTATATATGGTAAAAAATATTGTGTTAAAACAGATTATGGTGATTGGGATAATGATTTTACAATTGAAATTTTAGAAAAATTTATTAAGTTATATTTTGATAAACTTAGAAATGGTGGTACACTTATTATATTCTTTGATTTATGGAAGATTGAAACATTAAAAAAAATTTTAGAAAAATATAATTTTAAACAAATCAGATTTATTGAATGGATTAAAACTAACCCTCAACCCTTAAATAGTAAAATTAATTATTTAACTAATTGTAGAGAAATAGCATTAACTTGTATTAAAGGAACTAAACCTACATTTAATAGTCAATATGATAATGCTATTTATATGTTTCCACTACAGGGAGGAAAAAATAGATTTCATCCAACACAAAAAAGTTTGCCATTATTTGAACAATTAATAAAAAAACACTCTAATGAAAATGACACTGTTTTAGATACATTTTTAGGTGGAGGAACTACATTAATTGCCTGTAAAAATACAAATAGAAAGTTTAAAGGATGTGAACTTAACAAAGAATATTTTGATAAAATTAATCAACTTCTTAAATATAAATAAGTTTATGAAATATATTCTAATCTTTTTGCATTTATATTACTAACATTCATTTGTATTTTATTACTACGAAATCCTGGATTTTGTTTATAGGTTCTATTATCTATTATAATTATTCTTGGTCTTTTGACAACTCTTAAATTTTTTGGTTTGTTAATTTTTTCATTTTTATTTGGGTTAGATTTTTTAGGTTCAGATTTTTTAGATTCTTCAATTAACTTCTGATTTTTATCTATTAATTTATCAAAAACTATATTTTGATATGAAGATTTAAATTGATGCTTTCCTGAATCATAATGTAGACTTCTATTCCACATAAATATTTCATTATTATATTTACAAGCAAAAGCATACCATCCATTTCTTCCAGGATAATTATGCTGGATCTCTTCAAGTAAAAATTTATATTTTCTATTACCTAATTTTAAAGATTTAGTATTTAATCTTTTTAAATGCACTGCTAAAACTTGCATTTCCCAATTTTTTCTCCAAGATTCAACTATACTCCACGGCCAATAATCATATTTTTCATTTTTAAGATACTTTTCAATATACATATTAATACTTTTTCTTAAAATACCACAACCACTATGACGACAATATATAAAATGAGGATTAAAACTTAATCCTGGTTTCATAAAATCATTTTCAGATTGTTGAGGAAAATTATGAGATAAACAACTAATAAAATAATCATCTGGTGTAATCAATCGACGTAATGGTAAAACTGGTTCTATATCAGAATCTACATATAATCCTCCAAATTTATACAATATACAACATCTCCAAAAATCTGCTTTAATTGGTCCTGATTTAATATAATCAAATACTTTAATACCTATGTTCCCAAAATGTTGATATAAAAATTTTCTACATAAATTATCATCAAATAACCAAATTTTCCACTCTGGATTTAATTCTTTCCAAATATGGGCTGAATATCTTAAAGGATCAATATCCTTATGACACATAAATATATTTTTATTGTCATTAAAACTCTTTACCATCTTATATTATTTAAATATATTATTTATTTATTTTTCTATATTTTTTGAATAATTTATTTAGTTTCCAAACTGGTGTCGGCTTATTTAAAGCCCAATCTGTTAATTTTCTAGAATAATGTCTACAATCATTTATTCCTACAAAATAATTTTTATTTAAAGTTTTTTCAAACTCTATAATTTCTGAGAGAGATTTATTACTAATACCCCAATAAATATCTATTGTTTCCATGGTATTATCATTTAGTTTATATCTTAAAAATTCAAATGGATAAATATCTTCTCCATCTATTCTTAAAGGTTTATTAAAAACTTGCAATGAAAGTGCTTTTAATGGATTTTGTGAATAAGTCATAAAACTAATATGATCTTCACCAATTGATCTAAAATCAAATCTTGCACATTTATTTCCCTCAACGAATGAAACACCAATATGTAATAAATTTAATTTAACACTAAATTTTTCTAAATGTAAATATGTTCTTGTCTTAAATGAAAATCCGTGTGATCTAATTAATTCAGGAAATACTGGAAATCTATAAGCAAAAGCATTCAAAAAAAATAATAATAATAATAAAAAAATATTTTTCATATTATTATATAAATAAATTAATAAAAATTAAATAAATAAACAATAATAATAATATTATGGGAAATACTCATAGTGTTCAAAAAATATCATTTAAAGATATGCAAAAAATTATAAAAGATAATAAATTTACAATAATTAATACTTTAAATAATGATAATCAATCTTGTTTGATAATTAATACTTTGGCTCCTAATGAAGAAATTAATATACTTAATAATTTTTTAAAAAATAACAAAGATCAACCTATTGTAATATATGGTAAACATTGCATAGATGAATCACTAATTAAAAAATACACTCAACTTTTAAATCTTGGTTTTAAAAATATTCATGTTTATGTAGGTGGCTTATTTGAATGGTTAACATTACAAGATATATATGGTGTAGATGAATTTCCTACAACTTCCATAGAACATGATATCCTTAGATTTTCTCCATAAAATTATTTATCAATTTCACTCTATTTTCCATTATAATACTATCTCTATCTCTCTCAATATTTCCATCTAAAATTAAAATTTTATTATCACATAAATTATTTAACCATTTCTCATGATAATTATGACATTTTTCTAAATAATCTAATTCTATCTTTTCTTCTTTTCTTTGTCTTTTAATTACTCTAGCTAAAGCTGTACTTGGTTTAGTTTTTAAATAAATGTATTTAAATTCACCTAAATCTTTTTTAAATTCATCAAACCATAAATTATAAATTTTATAATCTATTTCTTCAATTATTCCTTGCTCATATAACATTTTTGCAAATATATTTCTATCTGATTCTACTGATCTTTCTGTAAAAATTATTTTATATTTTTCTTTATTTAATTCTTCTTTTAATTGAGATAATCTTGATATATAAGCCATCATTTGAAATGAAAATCCCCATTTCTTTTGATCTAAATAATAATTTTCTAAAATATTTTTATCATCATTATCAATTATTTGTTTCCATTTATCTACAGGTTCATCTAAAAAACATATATCTTCTCTATCTTTAAAATAATGTTTTAAATCTTGAATAAATGTTGATTTTCCTGAACCTATATTTCCATCAATAGAAACTATTTTTACTTTACTCATTTATATATATTTTAAAAAATTATTTATAAATCAATTTTAAATTTATAAATAATCTAATTAGAAAAATTCAAAATTTCCACCTCTCAAACGAAGCACTAAATGGAGTGTTGATTCCTTTTGAATATTGTAATCTGATAGTGTACGACCATCTTCCAGCTGCTTACCAGCAAAAATTAACCGTTGTTGATCAGGTGGAATCCCTTCTTTATCCTGAATTTTTGATTTAATATTCTCAATAGAATCCGAAGCTTCAACGTCTAAAGTAATAGTTTTTCCTGTTAAAGTTTTCACAAAAATTTGCATTCCCATTCTTCTATATATAATATTTAATATTTTTTTAAATAGCTTTACAAAAATATTTAGCAAAAATGCGTATTTAGAAAATATAATATTTTTATAATATATATCCAATGACAATGGCACCTTTAGAATTTAGTGAAATCAGCAGTGAAGGTCCACAGCCCCCCACTGGTGGCCGTCGTAGAAGAAGAAAAAGCACCAAACACCACCGTAGAAAACACAGAAGAAGTACACGTAAAGGTATGCGTAGAAAAACTGCTCGTCGCGCTTATTTATTCGGTGGAACAGATGATCACTCCAATTCCATGGGGCCTTTATCCCAAGCTCAGAGTGAAACTTTGACACACGGAGGTCGTAGAAGAAAACACCGTAAAAGCACCAAACACCGTCGTAGAAAACACAGAAAAAGTACTCGTAAAGGTATGCGCAGAAAAACCGCTCGTCGTGCCTACATGAGTTTAGGAGGAAAACGTCGTAGACGTAAAAGTACTAAACATCACAGAAGAAAACATCGTAAAAGTAGCAAACATCACCGCAGAAAACACAGAAAAAGTACACGTAAAGGCATGAAAAGAAAAACAGCTCGTCGTGCCTATATGCACTAAATTGAAAATTTAGTATTTTTTTATAAATAAATAAAATATTTATTTATTTATATAGATATGGAGAAAGAGACAAAGTCACAATCAAGCAATCCCGATATACACGACAACGAAGGCAGTCCCGATATGAAAGCTGATATGCACGCTGCCCATACTGAGACGCAAGGTGGAAGAAGAAGAAGACATAGAAAACGTAAAAGTCATAAAAAGCGCCATAGAGGAGGATCTAGTTGTGGGGAACCAAAACCTAATATGTCTCAGATGACCCTGCAGGCTGCACCCGTTGCATCCGGTGGTGGAAAGAGAAGAAAAAGAAAAAGTAAGAAACATCATCGTAAAAGTACAAGAAAAGGTATGCGAAGAAAAACTGCTAGACGTGCCTACAAACGCTAAATAATAATTATTTATTAAATTAATATATTTATCTATTAATATATTAATGATAAAAACCAAAAAATTTTTAAAAAAAAATAAAAATCATACTACTAAAAAATATAAAAAATCTAAAAAACAAAAATATAAAATCTATAAAAAATCTAGAAAAATTAAATTAAATAAAACCAAAAGAAAAAAAAAATATACAAAAAAAAAATATAAACAAAAAGGAGGCAATATTTTAGGAAGTATTTGGGATAATGCTTTAAATACTGCTCAAGCTTGGTCAGATTTATCTCAACTTGCTAATTTAAGAGGAATGGTCCAACAACGAATTGTAGCACAACAAATTGAAAAAACAGGTGCTAAAACAGGCACGGAGGTAGAGGTTGAGACTGAAGCAGATGCTACTCCTGTTAGTGCTGCTAGTACAGAAGCAGAAACTACCGCTTGTGGTCTAGGAAGAGTAGCAGCAACTGCAGCAGCTGTAGGGGCTACAGCATTTGGAGCTTTAGCAACTGGAGCTGGAGTAGCTACTGGTATTGGTATAACAGAAGCTCTTTCGCAAGGACAAAATAAAGTTAAAAATAATTATGAAAGTAATACAGGAGCAATTCATGCTTCTCAAGCTACAGCTAATAATTCTGCTCACCAACAAGGAAATCGTGGTAAAAACACACCACCTCCTCCAGCACCTCCACCAGCTAAAAAACAACCTCCATATATTCCTCCTGGAGTGCCTGCTGTTGCATAAAGATAAATATATATATAATCTATAAATTTTATAAAAAATTTTTATATTATAATAAATTATAATATGATCAAAAAAAAATTAACATATAAAAAAATTAAAAAAATTAAAAATAATAAAAGTAAAAAAAAACAAAAAAATATACATAAATACAAAAGATTTAAAGTACAAAAATCTAAAAAAAGAAAAATTTATAAAAAATACAATAAAAAAAAAGTTACTAAAAAATTTAAAAAAAAATATTCGCAAAATGGAGGTGATGCTGCTAGTGATGCTATGGAAGCTGCAAATAAAAAAAATCAAGAATGGCAGGCTGAAAGAGCTGCTGCAGCCCAGAAGGCTGCGGATGAATCTGCAGCTGGAAATAAAGATTGGGTAAGTTCGGCCAAAAATGTATTAAAATATTTATCAGCTAGTCCTATTAAAGCTGGAGCTGTTGATGCTGCTAAAACTGCTGGAAAAGCAGTAGGAGAAGGAGCAGCTGCAGTAGTCGGAGGAGACATAATAGGGATGCTTACTACAGATGCAGTTACTCAAAAATTAGAAAATACAACTATGCCTTGTGATGCACAAGCCCCTGGATTTAAACAAAGTTTAACTGCCATTGCATGCTCATTATTTGAAGATATGGGACTTTCAATGGCTAGACATGGAGTTGGGGGACAAGCCGTAGGATCTATGCCTGCAAATGATAGTGCTCATCCTTCATAATTTTTAATTTTTTTACTTTTAAAAAAAAATTGAAAACACTTAAAAATATAAATAGAATTAAAAACAGATGACAAAGCAATATTGTGCGCTAGTTGTAGATCGTTCTGGTTCAATGGCGAGCAAAGAACAAGATACTATTGGAGGAATTAATACCTGTGTTCAAGAACTTAAAAATCAAAAAGAAGCTGGAGATGAAATTTTTATCACACTAAAATGGTTTGATCATGAACAAATTGTACATATGGATAAAGTTCCTATTCAAGAATATAATGCTTTAAATGTTTCTGATTTTAAACCTAGAGGACAAACTGCATTACTAGATGCGATGGGAGATACTATTAATTATTTTATTACTATGAAACAACATGATACTAATGCATTTGATAGTTGTATGATTTATGTAGCTACTGATGGTCTTGAAAATTGTAGTAGGAAATATACTAAAACTGGTATGAAAACATTAATTCAAAGTGCTAAAGATAATTATGATATCATGGTAATTTATATGGCTGCTAATCAAGATGCCATTCTTGAAGCTGGATCCATGGGAATTAATCAAAATAATGCTATTAATTATGATGAAAATGAAAACAGTACTCGGGCAGTTTATACAAGTGCTGCACGAGTTGCTCATAGAGTTCGATCAGGACAGAGTTCTTCTTTTCTAGGAGCTGAAAGACAAGCATCTCAACCAATTCCTCCAAGTCGACAAATGGCTAATACTCCTACACGTTCAGTATCATCTGTTCCAAATAGAAATACTCAACCTCCTACTATTGATCGTCAAACTGGTATGAGTAATATACAACCCCAACCTCATGTACAAGGTATGACTCATGTACGAGCTACAAGATTTTCCAATAATCCTACTCCATCTACCCCTACTAGTTTCTCATCAATTCCAGAGTGGAAACAACATATATTTCTTGACGCTGCTAAAGATAATAATTGGCAAACAGTATATGGACTACTCAATGAGACTCCTGAACTAATTAATGTTGTTGGAGGATCAGCTAATCGTTGGACTGCTTTACATCAAGCATCCGGTGCAAATGATAAAGATGTAGTTAGCTATCTACTTTCTAAAGGAGCGAATAAAAACATTGTAAATAGAGATGGACTTACTGCTAGTCAAGTATGTACATCGCATGAAATTAAAGAAATTATTGATAATCAAATTCTACCTACCCCTCCTCCATCTCCAGTTCTAAATTCTAGTTCTTCTTAAATTAATTTAATATTATCTAGAATTACTATATCTATATTTTTTTTATTATAATATATTTTTTATTATAATAAAGTTAGCTAAGGTGGAGGTATTGGTAAAAAATTAAACCCAGGCATAGGTTGTAAGCCCCAAGCTGTACAAAATCCTGAACATTTACCTTTTTTAGGGTCTTTTAAAGTTCCTGCATTTAATGATGATCTTCTTATAAGTGCTCTTCTATTAGAAATAGATTTAGCACCAACTCCAGAACCAGATGTATAAGTATTATAAAAATTTGTATTATTAGAGGTATTAATATATTGATTCAGGAAAGGAATTCTATTACTCATTTATATATATATTAAATATTATTCTATTTTAAAATTCATACGTTTTCTAGTTTTAATATTTTTAACTTTTGTTCTTTTTCCTAAAAATTTAAAATACCTATTTGCTAATCTAAATCTTTGAGGGATATTTTTTGCTTTTTTATATCTAGTTTTTCTATATTTATATAATACTTTTAATCTAGTATTTAATATCATCCCAACTTGCCAAATTCTTTTATGAGAATATTTTCCTTTTTTATATAATCTCTCTAAATTTTTAATAGTATTTTTAACATCATTTATAGTTGAATATTTAATTTTAATTGTATCTTTTGGATTTTTATCTATGTAGACATCAAATGATTTTTTTGGATTTTTGGGATTAAATAAAAATCTTTTTTTAGATCCTCCTTTCTGTTTTTTACACATCTTAAATGGAGCACACGAAGATTGCATTGTAAAACCTTTTATTTCTCCTTTACATTTTTTAATTGAAAATTTTCTTGGTAAATCAAATACTTTTTTATCTTTTCTTATACATTTTTTTCTACTATAATTTTTTAATTTACAGCAATCTTGCATATAATATATTGAGAAATTTTATTTGTTATATATTAATATAAATGGAAAAAAAATTGTACAACAAAAGATTTTATTGGTGTGATCCTCCATTAGCTAAACTTATGCATAAACATGTAATTGGTCAAATTTTGGAATTTTATGATAATTCTGACCATGGAGGAAGTTATGGAAAATTATTAGTTGATGATAACCGTTTTGGTGGTATTAACGGTATTGAGTTTTGCTTTTTTCCAGAACATATTGATAAAAAGACAAAAATTCCAATTGGAAATCATAAAGATAGATATGGTATAGGGGAAAAAACATTTGTTACTTTTGATGCTTTTCATTCTGATGCAGGAATGCATCCTACTTTACAAACTGTTTATTGGGCACATAATATTAGAATACAAAAAATTAAGGATCTTAAAGATCCTGATTGGGTTAATAGATAAAAATTTAAAATCTCTCAACTCTCCCTTTTTTATATTTAATTGTTCTCGCTCTATTTATTCTCCTTTTTCCTAATTCTTTAAATGTTTTAGGTGTTTTTTTTGTAATTCTTTTAGTAGGTCTATAAACATCATTTTTATATTTATAACCTACAGTTCCTCTTTGATTTCTCCATTTCTCTCTAAACCATCTAGCTAATCCTTTATCTCGATTTTTATGTCCTATGTATGGATCTTTATTTCCATATTTTTTCTTAAAACTCTTTTTATAAGCTTGAACTAATACACCACTTCTATACGCACTATGTTTTTTTATTTTTTTATATATTCTTTTTTTTGTATCATTATATAGCTTTTGATCACGAGGTTCCATATATATATTAGTAATAAATATAAAATTGATAATAATTATTAAATATATATTTTCTTAAAGATGAGTAATAACCAACCAATACAGTTAGGTTTATGTTGTTTAAATTTGACAATGAGAGAACAAAAACCATCGGTATTTTCTTCAAGATCTATTATCTTAAAGACATTAAAAGATAAGGGAGTAGATTTTTTAAAAGAAAAAATTATTGAAAATTTAAAAGATACTTTAAAACTAATTGAATGGAATGAAGAAAATGGTATAAAAGTTTTTAGACTTAGTAGTGAATTATTTCCTCATAAATCCAATCCAAAAGCTCAACATTATGATTTCGATTTTGCAAAAGATTTATTGAAAGAAGTTGGACTTTTAGCCAAAAAATATAATCAAAGACTTACTTTTCACCCTGGACAATATAATGTTATTGCTTCACCTAATTTAGAAGTTTTTAAAAATACACAACTTGATTTGGATTATCATGCTTCGGTATTAGATCTAATGGAATTAGATAATAATTCAGTAATGGTAATTCATGGAGGTGGAGTTTTTAAAGATAAAGAAAAAACAAAACTTCGATGGTGTGAAAGGTATTTAATGTTGCCTGACCATATTAAAAATCGATTAGTGTTAGAAAATTGTGAAAAGAATTTTTCAATCCAAGATTGTTTAGATATAGCCGAAAAAGTTAATATACCAATTGTATTTGATACTCATCATTTTGAATGTTACAAACAATTACATCCAGAAGAATCTTTTAAAGATCCTGAATATTATATTCCTTTAATATTAAAAACTTTTGAAAAAAGAAATATTAAACCTAAATTTCATGTAAGTGAACAAGGTTCTGGTAAAATAGGTCATCATAGTGATTATATAGAAGTTATACCAAACTATTTATTAGAAATTCCTAAAAAATATGGAATAAATATTGATATTATGATTGAAGCTAAAATGAAAGAACTTGCTATATTTAAATTATATGAAAAATATCCATTTTTAAATTGTAAAAGTGATAATAGTATACCATCTTGTGAATTATGCCAAGAAATAGAAGGTGAAGATTGCGAGTGTTGTAAACCGAAATTTACAATTAAAGTAAAAAAAACAAAAAAAAAACTATTGTAGATAGAATATATTATCAAAATTATAGAGATATTTTCCCAAAAATATCATCTCATCACTAGATCTATTCCATTCTTCTGGAGAGATTATAGATAAAATTTCTTTATTGTTTATTTTATAATGATAATAATAATTTCCAACTACTTTTTTACATTGTATATCTAATGAATGTAAATGATCATTTATAGTTATATTATTTATAATTTCTTTAGCTTTTAATTGCAGATTAGCAATTTGTTCAGCTAATAACATTAATTGTCCATATCCAGAATAATTATTTTTTATTGTATCTATTTGATTGTCATTATTTAAAGATAACATTTTGAAAAGTCTTGTACTTACATCTTTATCTAAATTAGATAATGCCATATATTATTATATAATTAATTTTTTATATATTAATTATATAAATGAAAGAAACAATTATAAAATTTCAACGAGGGCCTTTTCCAAAAAAATATACTGCATTTGTTCGTAATAAAAAAACCCATAAAATAAGAAGAATAAATTTTGGAGATAGAAGATATCAACAGTATAAAGATAGAACTCCTTTACATTTATATTCAAACCTAAATCATTTAACAAGAAAAAGGCAAGAAAATTATTTTTCTAGACATTCAGGAACTAAAAAACGTGGAGTTGCCATCAAAAAAGAAATTAGAAAAAGTCATGGTTATTATAATCCTAAAATATTAAGTCATGAATATTTATGGTAATTATAGAATTTTATTATTATTTAAAGCTATAAATACACTTTAAATAAATGTATTTATGGATTGTGATAACAGGTGGGATAGCATCCTTTATATGTTCAATGGGTATAGGAGCTAATGATGCAGCAAATGCTTTTGCAAGTTCTGTTGGTGCTAAAACATTAACAATAAAACAAGCGGCTATATTGGCAGTAATTTTTGAAACAAGTGGAGCAGTGTTAATGGGTAATCATGTAACAGAAACAATTAGAAAAGGTATTTCTGATTATGAATGTTTTGAAGAGTATCCTGAAGTATTAATTTATGGTTGTATGTATGTTATTGTATCTGTAGCAGGTTGGTTATTTTTAGCGAGTTATTTAGAGATGCCTGTTTCAACAACTCATTCTTGTGTTGGAGGAATGATAGGTATGACTATTGCTACTGTAGGTTCAGATTGTGTAATTTGGTACAAAGAAACAGATTATTTTCCATATATAGGTGGAGTTTCAGGTATAGTATTATCTTGGTTTCTTTCTCCTTTTTTTTCAGGTATAGTAGCAAGTTTTTTATTTGCAATAACTAGAAAATTTGTATTACGTACATCTTTTAATTCATATAGAATAAATTTTTATTACCCATTATTAGTAGGATTTACACTATTAATCAATAGTTTTTTTATATTTTATAAAGGTGCAAAAGGAATAGGTTTAGATAAAATTCCACCAGAAATATCTATATTAATTTCATTTGGTATTGCATTTTCAGGTGGAGCTTTAATTACTCCTTTTGTTTCTATTATAAAAGATAGAATATTAATGATGAATTTAAGAGAAAATAGTTCTATAGAATCAGTTGATAATAATGAAATAGTTAGAAATAAATCTGATTTAAATATTAAATCTAATAGTCAATTAAATAAAGTAGTAGAAATTCATGATAATGCAGAAAAATTTGATCTTAGAACAGAAGAAATTTTTAAATATTTACAAATATTTAGTGCTTCTTGTGATGCATTTAGTCATGGTGCGAATGATGTAGCAAATGCGGTTGGTCCTTTTGCAGCAATATTTATAATATATAATCAAAATAATGAGATAAGTAAAAAATTAGATATGGAAGAAAATTCATATTGGATTTTAGGAATGGGTGGTTTAGGTATAGCAATAGGATTATTAGTATATGGGAAAAAAATAATATATGCAATTGGAAGTAAACTTTGTAAAATAACACCTAGTAGAGGAACTTGTATTGAATTAGGTTCAGCATTAGTAATTATAGGTGGAAGCAGATTAAAAATACCATTATCAACAACACATTGTCAAGTAGGAGCAACAGTAGGAATCGGATTATTAGAAAATAAATCAATTAATATTAATAAAATTAATGGAATAAATTGGTGGATATTAAATAAAACTATTTTTGGTTGGTTAATTACGTGTGTTATAGTAGGATTAACAGCTGGTTTTTTATCAGCACAAGGAATTTATGCTCCATCAAAAAATAAACCTTTATTGTGTAATATTTCAAGTATATAATTCTTTTTTTTTCATAATAATAATTTATTATTATGAAATTTTTTAAAAATTTTATGTGACCATTTATGCAGTTAATTTGTGTAAGCAATACCACTCATAATACAGAGAACATTGTAGTTTAGGAACTAAAAAACGTGGAGTTGCCATCAAAAAAGAAATTAGAAAAAGCAATGGTTATTATAATGCTAAAATTTTAAGTCATAAATATTTTCTCTATTTATATTAATATGTCTACTGCTTTAGAAAAAGCTTTTTATCAATATCGTAATCTAGATATGAATTATGGACCAGCTAGACATACTCGTCTTCGTTGTAAACATGGAACAACAGGTACATGTTATCTTGCACAAAAATTAGATTTAATAACAGGTTCAATAATAACTCTACCAGAAGAATATAAAATTAAATATTTTGGAAGTAAAGATCAAGACAAAATTTTAAGTTCTTACTTATTTAATTTTTTATATTCTACTTTATTAGAGTTTTTTGCTACTTTTATTGATCATATAAAACCATTTACTAATCAATCAAGTACTACTAGAACTACTAATTATATTAGTGAATTTTTAGAGAGAAAAGATGACTGGGATGAAGAAGAAATTTATGATTTTATAGTTTCAATTAAAAAAATGTATCAAATTTTAACTGGACAATTTGATGGTGGTCATTATCAAAAAGCTGTCCCATTAAAAAGTAATAATATTAACGAAAAAGATATTGAAGAATTATTTCAAGAAAGTATGGATATTCCAATAGCCTTAGCCTTTGGTAAGAGAGGTCACGGAGTATATGATATAAGTCATTGGTTTACTTTATTTCAAGGAAAAATTCATGGAACTTTTGGTAATGATCCAGAATTTGTGATAGACTATTATTCTGTAGAAACATCACCTAGTGAATTTTTTCAATTTTTAAATGCTATGAAAGAAGAGACACCAGAAAATCAGGAATATATAAAACAATATATGAAAAAAATTTGGTTAGATCCTGAACATTTTAGAGACAACAAACATTATGATGAAACTTCTAGAAGAACCGAGCCAGTATATTCTATTAATAAAATAGATAAATATATTGAAGATACACCTAGATTAATTTATCAACAAGATTATAATATTTTTGAAATGAAAGGTACACATATTTTTGATAATAATACAGGCACTAGTATGAGAAAAATAATTGAAGTTTTTTTAAGAACTGGATTATATAAAGAATTTAAAGGGTATTCAAGTTCTCTTGATATTAATTCTTCATCACTCAATAAATCCAAAAGTAAAACCAGAAAAATATCAAGAAATTATGAAATCAACAGAAGTAGAAGCAGAAGTAGAAGCAGAAGCAGAAGCAGAAGCAGAAGTAGAAGCAGAAGCAGAAGTAGAAGCAGAAGCAGAAGTAGAGGAGGAAGCAAAAAAACAAAAAAATCAAAAATTAAAAAAAGAAAAAGAAAATATAGTAAAAAAATCAAAAAAATTTATTTTAAATAGTAGGTATAAATTCCCAATCTAATTCATTACATATTTTTTTCCATATTTCATATTGTTCTATACGCTTTTCCTTATCTTTTAACATTGGAAAAAAAGAAAAGAATTGTTTTTGATCAAGAAGTTGACATAATTTAAAAAATTCTTTCATTTTTCATAATAATAATTTATTATTATGAAATTTTAACTAACAATTTTATGACACTATTTATGCACTTAATTCGAGTAAGCAAGACCACCCATACCACTCATAATACGGAGAACATTGTAGTTAGTGGCGTAGACACGAACCTTGGCGGTCGATGTGCCTTCAACAGTGGCATTCGAGAGGACAAGCTGAAGGGTAGCATTGTCAATTCTCGAGAAATTGCAAGTGCCAGAGGGCTGGTGTTCCTCAGGGCGGAGGGCGAACGAGTAGACATTGATACCAGTGTCGGGGTTACGGGTGTGCGCCTGGTAGGGCTGGACTAAATCGAAGTATGTTCCTTCACGCTCCGAGAAGCGATCCTGGCCATTAAGCTGGAGCTTGGCAGTGACAACGGGATTCTCACCCCAGCAGTGGAGGTAGAGCGATGTTTCTGTGAGAACGAATGTACCCGCATCCGAAACAGTGGACTGGTCAGGCTGTCCTTCAGAGTGAGCTAAGTGAGGAACAGTGTAGGCACCACCTCTAAGAGTGGGATCCTTGGGAACATCAATATTAGGAGCACCTCCCTGATCAAAGCCTGTGTGGGGAACACCATATGTGCTAGTACCTACCTGTCGGTTGCCAGGAGCGGCGGCCGGGCCACCAGGAACTAAATCAGGATGGTTAGCGAAAAAGTCTAAACCTTGTTCAACGCCAACTGTGTTCCATAACCAAGCTCCAGTGACATCTTCAGCTCCAGCATCAACAAAGAGGCCATCAGGACCAATGAATGCATTGGAAGTGGGAGCACCACCACCACCACCAGCAATCGAGTTAGGACCTCCAAACGAGTGAACAGCATTAGGAAGAGCATCAACCGCATCAGTGTAATTGAAGGGCTGCGCACCTAAGATTCTGTTAAGAAGCTCACCGCAGAGAAGCGACGAACAGTAATCAACATTAGCATCAGGCTGGACTACCCAGATAAGCTCCTTGCAAGGGTGATTGAAATTGAGCTTAATTTTATTGGAAGACGAACCAACCGACTCATCTCCAGTGAACTGAAGCTGTTCAATTAAATATTCGTGGGGATTTTGAGCCATACGTCTACGTTCATCAGTGTCTAAGAAAACATAGTCAACATAGAGCGACGCAGCAACTAAAGACTGATTGTAAGCTGTGGTAACTTTAACACTGGCACCATTCTGGCAATCCGAAAGAGTGGAAACAGCCCATAAGCACTCATCAATAGGACGAATGTCAAGATTAATCTTAACTTCGTGATACTGGAGAGCAATTAAGGGAAGGGCAAGACCAGGATTGCGGCAATACCAGAATAAGAAAGGAACGTATAAAGTTGTTTCAGGGAGCGCATTTCTGGGTGTGCAAACCTGTCTAGGCGCATTGGAGTCGCAAGGACCATCAATGTCCGAGAACGAAGGATCAGTGATGAAGGTAAGCTGTGTTGTATTACCAATCATCTTGTAGTAACCACGTTCCTGTTCCGATGTAAGAGTGAGCTGATTCCAAATGTGCATCCAGTCACCATACTGACGATCAATTCTCTGACCACCAATTTCAACTTCAACCTGAGAGATTAACTGCTCTCCAGGGAAATCAAGCCATCTGGCATAAACATCATTTCCAAATCTAGGTAAGCCAGTAGGATCGGTAATTCCATAGCCACCAACATTAACAGGGTTAACATTGGGGTTGTTTTTCATCGACTGATTAATTTCAGGAAGTGTAACTTGTAAATAAGTTCTGAAAGCTAAATCACCATTACGGCTAATTGTACAGGTTACACGACGACCAAAGTCAGCCTGTCCGTTGAATGTCTGTTCAATGGATTCCATAGCAAAGTTAGTATATCTACGGTATGTAACCTTCCAGAAGGTAATTTGGGGATTACCAGTAAGGTAAACGTCCTGAGCACCATAGGCAACAAGTTGCATTAATCCTCCTCCCATATTATTATAATATTGCTAAAGAAAAAAAAATTATGCAAAACAATTTATTAATTAATTTAAAATAATATTAACACACTATTTTAAATTTATTAATTTTATCACCTATTAACATTTTAGATTAGTAATTTTTTATAAAATAAATTTTATTATAAATAGTAATAAATAATTTAATAGAGAAATCTTAATATAAAAATTATTAAATATTTATATTTAAATATAAATATGCCTAATTTTAAGCCTAAAAATTGTAAAAAATTAATTATAGATGAAAAGAAAAATGAAACATTAGATAGTAAACATAAAGATTTCCAAAATACTTTTTATGAAAATGACAACATAATTATTCCTAAATTGAATACTGAAATTTCTGAGTTAAAATCTCAATTACAAAATTTAGATTTATCAATTGAAAAAAAATTAGAGTTTGAAGAAAACCTAGAACTTCTCAAAAAAGAAAAACAATATTATAAAAGTCAAAAAAAACAATATTATCTACAAAATATGCAACATATTTTTGATTATTTTGAAAGTAAAAAAAATATATCTAATGGATTAAATAATGAAAAAGTAAAATCTTTAAATAATTTTTTTAATATATCGACAGATAATCAATCTATTAAAAGTGATGATTCATTAAATTCTGTCCAATCTTATTTTCAAAATATAAATGAAACTTTTATTGATCAAAATAATTATATATTTCCAACTGATATTTGTAATGTTTGTAAAAAAGGTGAATTAATTCCTATTGAATATGAAGGAATTTTAGTTTGTAATAATTGCAGCAGTAATACTAAATTTTTAATTGAAAATGAAAAACCTTCCTATAAAGAACCTCCAAAAGAAGTCTGTTTTTATGCTTATAAAAGAATTAATCATTTTAGAGAAATTCTTGCTCAATTTCAAGCAAAAGAAACTACACAAATACCTGACCAAGTTTTAGAAAATATAAGATTTCAAATTAAAAAAGAAAGAATAGATCTCTCTCAGATTACCAATAAAAAAGCTAAAGAAATATTAAAAAAATTAGGATATAATAAATACTATGAACATATTCCATTCATTAAAGATAAATTAGGTATTAAACCTCCTATTATGTCTCCAGAATTAGAAGAAACTTTATGTAATCTATTTTCTTCAATTCAAGAACCATATTCAAAGTTTTGTCCAGAAGAGAGAGTTAATTTTTTGAATTATTATTATACTGTCTATAAATTATGTGAATTATTGGATCAAAAACAATTTCTTCCATATTTTCCTATGTTAAAAGATAGAGAGAAGAGAATCGAACAAGATGAAATATGGAAAAAAATATGTAATGAATTAGATTGGGAATTTATTCCTACTATTTAATAAATTTAAATTACTATTTATTTTTTTTTTCTACTTTTCTTTTTTTTATTCTTCTTTTTTCTTGTATTTTCTTTTTTTATTTTTCCTGCCATCTCTCCTCTAAATGTTATTGGATCTTCTCTCACTCCTGATAAACCATAAATCTTATTATAAAGTGGAACTAATAAATCTCTTTCTAAATTTTTAAATAAATACCTGTTCTCTAATTGATTTCTATTTGAAGGTCTCATATCGTCATTACTAGAAGTTTTATCTTTAATTATCTCATCTAAATAACCTAAATATTTATTTACTGGACTTCCATCTGCATCTCTATCTAATTGTCTTTTTATTGTTTTTGTAGTTAATAATTCACCCATTCTATAAGTATTATATCGAGTGCGTTGTAGTAAATTTTTTTTTATTTCTGTCGCTATTTCATTTAATGCTTCTGTCTTCAAAGGTGAAGGTAAATTTCTTATAGTATTTGGAGAAAGTTTTTTTAAAGTTTTAGCTTGTAAAGATTCATTTCTTACTGGCATTTTATATAATATGATAATATATTATATAAGATTAAAAAATATTTAAGGAGTTAGAATGACAATTTAATCCTACTATTTAATTAATTTTAAATCAGCATTAGTTTAAAGTTAATTACTTTATGATTTTTTATAAGGATAATATTTATTACATTCTATAAAGAGTAAAATATTATTGTAAAATGCACCAAATTTATTATTTTCTTCCCAATCATCACTTATTTTTAAATAATTAAGCTTCCTATCAATTAATAAACATAAAGATCTATTCTTAATTTTATATAATTGTTGATTTAAATTTATTGGCACATAACTATTTACTATAGAATATAATCTTTTACAATTAAAGTAATAATCATTATTAAAATTGTTTCCTACTTTACACATATAATTAATTATATTCAGAAATATTGGATTCCCTGGAGGAGTTTTCAAAAATCCATTAAAAATATCTTTTGCTCCTCTATTATTTGTTACAAATACCATATCAAAATTATCCAATAAATTTATATTATTAATTAATACACTATCTGCATCTAAATAATAACCACCTGTTTCATATAAAATACAATATCTCCATAAATCTACTTTATGTGCAATTCTTTCATAACTATTAAATAAATCTAAAAATTTTGAACCATACTTGTTTTTTAAATATATACGCATATCTTCTAAAGTATATAATTTATATTCAAAATTTTTCGGTATATTTTTTTTATTTTGAGCTTCTATTTGTACTGGTAAACTACATTCCCAAGCTTGATAAAAAATTTTAGGAACACTCATTAATTTACTTAAATATTTATTTTTCACAATATTTACTAATAATAATTGGATTATTAACATAAGACATAAAACAATCTAGTTCTTCTATCCTATTTATCTCTAATTGTTTATTTATCAATTCTTCCTCTTCTATTAGATCCATTAATTTTAATGATGAATAAATCATTGTAATAACTAAACAAATATACATAAATATAACTCCAATATCAATAAAATGTTTATAATCTATACTATTATTTGAATAACTAATTAATTTTTCATAATACATTTTTTCTCTAATAATTTCCAAAAATTTTCCGTGCCCTCCATATAATTCTCTATCACATTCAATCCATTCTACTTTTTTTGTCTCACCAGGTTGACATACTAAATTTATCTTATTTGCAAATTCTTCTTCAATATGAAAATGGACTACAATTGTTTCTATCCACGCATTATCTGTTGTTCTTGGATCATCAAGTGTTGATCCTGCATAAATTATTTCACCATTGCTAAATACATAATCAAGCAAGGTTTCATCTTCTCCATCACATGTTTCTTCTTTAAACTCTCTACGTAATGTTTCAGAATAATTCTCTCCTGGATCTACAAATCCTCCTGGTATAGCCCATTCATTTGTATCTTCTCTTAATACAGCTACAAAATATAATTTATTATCAAACCAGCAAGTAACTACAGGATCAGCTGCATGTTGAGGTCCAAATTTAGATAAGATTCCTCTACCTTTTAAACCTGTCTTAACTGGTGTAACTGGTTTTCCATTAACAAATTCAATACCAGCTTCTTTTAGAGTAATTAGTTTCGCTTCTTCATTAAACCAATACCAAACTAAACGATTTTCTAATTCTTCTTTACTTATATTCAACGGATCTTCATAAATTGGTGTAGGAGTTTTTAATTTCTCAAAAAATGGACAATTCTTTTCATAATCAGGATCATCAATATCACAACGAGGAGGATAAAGAGGATGTGTCATTTTTATAACAATAAAAAATTGTTTTTAATATTTCAATTTTTAATATTAATTTTCGTCAATTTTAATTTTTTGACATCTTGGTAATTTGATCTTTAATACTTTTTCTATTTTTGCAATATCACTATTATTTGGAATATCTTTATTTGTTTCCCATCTACCAAGTACCTGTTCAGAGATTCCTAATTGCATTGATAATTCTTTTCTATTTTTTTTAACAGTAGTTCTTGCTTGAGAAATTAAGGAACCCAAATTTTGTGGCGCCACTAGTTTAGTTTCTTGTTTAGAAATATTAGGATTTGGTTTTGATTTTTTTTCATTATCATTCTTTTTATTTGATAATACAACTGTTTGCCAATCTTGATGATTCATTTTATTTTATTTTAAATAATATAAAATAAAATCAATTTTAATTTTAATGTTTTATTTTTTTCACAGGAGAACTATTTGGTCTATCTAAAATATTTTTATTATTTTCTAAATATTCTTTATTTTCTTGTATCCATATCTCTCTATTATTTTTTTTTTTTTCATAAAATTTACCATAATCAAAACTAGTTTTCATTAAATAATATTGACCATTCCAAAAAACTAAACTAGAACTTAAGATAGAAAATATATTAGTATAATTATTATAAATATTTATAAAAGACAAAATACATGCGCCTGGACCTCTAAAATAGGTAGTAATATATAAATAAATAATTTTTTCTTTTTCTTTATTTAATAAATTTACTTTAACTAAATATAAACAAAAATAGTCTATAGCACCTGGTAAACCTGATAAAAAAAATAATACTGCAGGACAAATAATACTTTTTTGATAATATTCTAATGATCCTGCTATAAATACCATAGAAAAATGATGTAATATATCATCATTAGTTAATTTAAAAAATAAAATATGATAAATATGTGTTAATATTGAAATCCAAAATGTTAAAAATGACCTATCAGACCATGTAAAATTATTTATAGAATCAATATTTTTTAAAACTTTATAAAGATCACTAAAACTATAATAAGTTATTAAAACATTACTTAAACAATGTATAAAAAACCATCTTAAATTAGGATTGTTCTTTATTAGTATATTTCTATTAATAACTTTTGTAGTTATTATTGATAATAAATCAAAACTACCTATATAAAGACTCAATTTTATTAAATAATACATAAATATATTAATTAAATAAAAAGATTTTATTTAATTTTTTTTAATAAAATCTTTTTTTATAATAATTTAAGCTGGGAAACCAACAAGATTAGCACCAATGCCAAATCCAGCACCAGTTCTAGCAGTCGCTCCTACAGAAGGAACATATGTATCAAGGATCGAGAAAGTTGCAGCAGCAACTAAAGCAATTAAGCAAATTTCATCAATCTTAAGCTGTTTTTGAGGAATAGCAAAAGCAGCAATAGCAACCATGAAACCTTCTACTAAATACTTAATAGCTCTACGAACAAGTTCGCCCATATCAAACATTCCGTTCATTATTATATTAAAACTAAAGAAAAAAATAAATATATAATTTTTAAAAAACTTAAAATAAAATTTTAAATTAAATATATATGAATAAATCTTCTAAACATGCTGATTTATTGGATGAAGATAAACCACTGGCTGGACAAAAATTTGTTTGTCTATCTTTTGTTTCACCTGAAAAAATCATTAAACAGAGAGAAATTTTTATGTTTGAAAAATTTGTAGAGCAATGGGACTTTTCTAAATCTATGGAAAAATTCACACAATTTTTAAGTTTTGTATCTTATAAATATAGTGTTAATTTTGATAAGCTTACACAAGACTTACAAGAATTTGCTATTGAGGAAAAAGATAAATTATTTTTTACTAGTTTATCTGATGAATACAAAACATATCTAGATGCTCATGAAGATAAATTAGAAGAAGAATTTAATCAAGAACATGAATTTCAAACATCTACCAGAGGAATTAAAGTAAGAGGTTCATTTCCTAGTCAACAAGAAGCTGAATTACGATGCAAAATGTTAAGAGAACTTGATCCCAATCACGATGTTTATGTTGGACCTGTTGGTATGTGGATGCCTTTTCATCCTGAAGCTTATAAGACTGGAAGAGTAGAATATCTCGAACAGGAATTAAATGAATTGATGAATGAAAAAGATAAAAATGAAAAAAGTGCTAAACAGGAATTTGATAAAAGAGTCAGAGAAGCTAAAGAAAATGCTATGGAAGAAAATAAACGGAAAGCTGAAGAGACTGGAGCTAAACTAACTCAAACTATGAATAAAGATGGTGAATTAGTAAGTATTAACAGTTTGAATACATCAGAAATTGCTCTATTACATGAATCTGAATCTAAAAATAAAGAAATCTCTGTTTCTGATATTAGAAAAGAATTATTTGAGGGTGAAAATATTGTTACTGAAAAAGATGGTGATCACGGTTTAAGTAAATTAGCTATTGCACAGGATAATACAACTACTGAAAATAATAATACTAATGATTAAATGGAAGAAATTGATTAAATTATAATAATTTAAAAATAAATATTATTTATAAATTATTAAATGGTGATGAATATAGAAGTTTCAAATAATTTTAATAATTTTATTACTTTTAATCTAGTAAATGGATTAAGGGGTAAAAAAGGTATTAAAAGTAGTCAAATTCCTTTTTTTAATTATTATAGAGATAACAATTCATTAGAAAAAATTATTTTAAATAATAAAAGAGAATTAAATAATGAAATACCTGATTCTCTAAATAGAAATATTAAAGCCTTATATCAATATTTTATATCTGATGATGAAGAATTATATCTCTATGATTGGATATTTTTATCTATTAATGAAGCTATAGATGTATATAAAAATTATTGTTCAAAGGGTAGATCCGATGTATTTGATATAGCTTATAGATATGCTGGAATGGGACATATTAGAATGTTAGCTTGTGATTTAAAAACTCATTTATTATTTATAAGAATGGATGGTGGTTCAAATGGTTGGGATAGAGAACATAATTATAATGATTTAATAAAAAATGGATCAAATGCTTATCCCAAAATTAATTTTACTCAGTGGATAAATAATTTCTCTCAAAGTATATATGATTAATAATATTTTTTCTATAATCATTCCTAGTATACTTATATTTATTGCTATATGGAGGAGTGTTTCCTTATTTAATGAAAATAAATTAAAAGAAGGTATTTATTCTTTTGCTTTAATAGGATTTTTACCATGGACTTTGATATCTGCTTTTAGACATATGTTTCTTCCTGGTCATATTATTCAAAAACAAAATCCTTTTTTTGAATTTGAAGCTGGCGGAGCTAGTTTAGCAGTAGCAATAGCTACCATTTTTACATTACTTAATCCTAATCCTCATCAATTCTTAATTATTTTTATTATTTATTTATTTTATTTAATATTTGCTCTTTTAGCTTGGCTATTATTTAATAAAAATACAAAATTATTTAATATATTAAGATTTATAAGTATTATTCTCGTAATGATTTATTATGTTTTTATGAGTTATAAATCAACATTATCTAATTTATAATTTTTTTTTTTACTTTTAATATTATTAAAAATTGGTTTAAAATTAAATCTATAAAATAAAGTATAAAAGATGATGATGATCACTCATATCTTCACAAACTCTTTTCTGCCATCTACAAAACCGGTTGTTAAATCATTTAATTACCAAGGTGATCTACCTCCAGTTGGATATTTTGATCCTCTAAGTTTTAATACTGGTCCGAAGGTTTCAGAGGATCGTCTCAAGTATTGGCGTGAAGCTGAACTTCAGCATGGACGAACTGCTATGTTTGGAGCTGTTGCATTACCTACACTTGAGCTTACAAATCCAGATATGCTTTCAATTAATTATCTTTCAAATATGGAACTTATGATGCAGTCTCCCTTTTGGGGTGCTATGCTTCTATTTGAATGTGCTCGTCTTGTCAATGGATTTGAAAATCCATTTGGAAAAGATGGTAAACCTTTTACACTAAAGAAAGATTATCAGCCCGGTAATGTGCTTAATCTAAATCCTGATAATGTTTCTACAGAACGTTATAATCGTGAACTAAGTAACGGGCGACTCGCTATGCTTGCTTGTGCACACATTATTGGAAGTGAACTTGCTACACAGCAGGGTCTATTTTAAATAAATTAAATAATTATTAATATTTTAATTTTTTTTTATATTGAAAAAATTAAATACTTATATTATAATGTTAACCAAAAAAAAATCAAACCGAGATAGAAAAGGTCCAAAAGAAAGTGCAACTAAATTCTCTGTTGGAACAAAAAAAAAAGGATTAGATGGAAATACTTGGATTATTATAAAATCAAAAAATGGAGTAAAAAGATGGAAAATTTATAATAAAAACAAAATATTATTTAGTAATATAGAATCAGTTTGGGGTAAAAATAAAAACTTAGAAAAATTTTGGCAAAAATTATCTACTGGAACACACGTTGTATTGATTTATAAAGATAAACCATATAATATTGTATCTCTCCCAACATCTAAAGTTGCTCATCAAAAAAAATTAGAAGAATATAAAAATAATCCCTATATAATAGCTATTATTACCTCTGCTATGTCAGTTGATACCTATGAATCCTTATATAAAAAAGTAAAAGATAAAACACCAGATTTTGTCATTAAAAATTATAAAAAAATATTAGATCATTATGGATCAGATAAAGATAAATATTGGTATCTTTAATTTAACAAAAAAATTGAAATACCTTTTAACAAAAACTAAATCATTAACAATATGTTATCAATGAAAAAAAATATCTTTAATTTTTTAGATATTTTATCTAACAATTTTTATAAATATTTATATAAATTATATAATTTATATAAATACAAAAATATTTTAGAATATGTTCCTAATTTAGATACAAAAATTAAAAATCAAACTTGTAGTATTAATTCACCAGATACATCTATTTTAATTGATACTATAAATACTATTTGTAACAATCTAAATAATAAGAATATTATTATTTCTTTATCTGGAGGTGTTGATTCAATGGTTTTAACTACAATTTTACAAAAATCTGGTTTTAACATAGTCGGTATTCATATTAATTATAATAATAGAGCTGAATCAAAAGATGAAGAAAGTTTTTTGAGAGAATGGTGTAAATTTAATGATATTAAATTATATGTTAATTCCCTGAGTAAAAGTATCAAACGAGGAAATATGAAAAGAAGTGATTATGAATCTGAAACTAAAGAAATAAGATTAAATTTTTATAAAAAAATTATGAAAGAAGAAAATATTGATTATGTTTTATTAGCTCACCATAAAGATGATATTATAGAAAATATTATGGCTAATATTTGTAGAGGAAGAAATTATTTAGACCTAGCTGTTATTCGTGAGAGAACTTCTATAAATGGTATAAATATGATTAGACCTATGATTTCTTTCTATAAATCTGAAATTTATAAATATGCTCATTTAAATAATGTTCCTTATTTTAAAGATACTACACCAGATTGGTCTGTAAGAGGTAAATATAGAAAAATTATAAGTCCAGCTTTAGAAGATACCTTTACAAAAAATGTAAAAGAAAATTTATTAATTATAAGTAATCAATCTGATGATTGGAATTTACTTATTCAACAAGAGATTATATTACCCTTTTTATCAAATATAATTTATAAAAAAAATAAGGAAGAATCTATTTTGACAATTAATATAGAATATTATATTAATTATCCAATATCATTTTGGAATGTAATATTTAATAATATATTTAATCAATATTCTTTTAAGTCTCCTTCAAAGCGATCAATACAATCATTAATCGACACTGTTAAATTAGGAAAAAATCAAAATTTTAATTTATCAAATAATTGCAAATGTAAAATTGAAAATTTTAATATAATTATCAAATTTAAAAACAAAACATAATAAATTATATTTTATTCCATTACCATTTTGATTTTTTTACTTTAATGTTTGGTCCTTTTCTAGTTGCTGCCTGTTTAGGATCATATTGTTCATCTTCATCATCAGAGTTCATCTGTTTAGATATTTCCCAAAATTCTTTTGAACCTAACTTAAAATCTTTATGAGCTTCTGCTTTATACCAAAAAATTTGTTCATTTAATTTATTACTCTTAGCATTATTTTTAATTACTAAACACTCAAAATTTTCAGTACATTGATCCATTACTTGACAAAATGATTCAAAAGTTGGAAACATACCTGCATAATTTTCATAAATTCTTTTACGATTTGAAATATAGGGTTCTCTCAAGATAAAAACATAATCGATATTGGTTCTAAGATTTGGAGGTATACCTAAAGGATATTGCATAGTGATAACTAGCATAATTTTCCAATGTCTACCATTCATAAAAAGAAGTCTCATAACTTTATCTTTAGTCCAGGTAGCATCAAATAAACAGTCATCTAATATAACAAATGCCCTAGGATCAATATTTGATCTTTTATAAACTTCTTGTTCTTTTTTTATTTGTTTTAAAACAGCACGTTGTCGTTTGAGTATATTTTCAATAATAGCTGTATTATATTCATCATGGATAAATAATTTAGGTACATGTTCTGAATAAAATCCATTACCAGCTTCAGTTCCTGATATAACGGTTCCTATAGGTATATCTTGGTGATAATATAACAAATCTCTTACTAAATAACTTTTTCCTGTATCTCTTCTACCTATTAATACTATAACTGGTCCTGAATTTTCTGTATGTTTAAAACTAATAGATTTCATATCAAATTTTTTTAATTCTAATGAACCCATTATTTAATTTAGTTAAGAAAATATTTGTAATTAATATACGCAAGTTTAATAAGTTTAATATTTAAATATACTTTCAATATTAATACTATAATGGAATTTAATTACAAGAAAAATAATAATTCATTACTTTTTAATGAAAAAAATAAAAATTTATTAGAGATTAGAGAGATTCAGAATTATATTCCAATTTACAATAATTTTTTTAATTTAAATGATCAAAATTCTTCTTGTTTTAACTTAAATTATTTATTATTTTTACAAGATATTTTATCTCAAGAATCTTATAATAAATTTAATTGTATATTAAAAAATCAATCTTCAGATGAAGAAATTAAAAAAACCATATTCTTTAAATTTTCACCAATATTAGATCCAATTAAATATATATCAAACAAATATGATATTTCCAAATGTTTAGTTTCTTTACCAAAATTATCCAATAATGATAATATAGATAAAGTTATTGATTCTAATAATAGTGCATATGTTGATGGATTTTTCACTTTTTTAACCTCAAAATTATTAAATGATTTTAATTTTTGTCATGGATTAGATTGTTATGGAAATTTTTTAGCAATTAAAAATAATTTTATATATAGTATTGCTGATGACATAGATTTCTTATTTAATTCTGATCAATTTCATGAAAATAATAATAAATTATTTAAATTAACAAATAATGCACATAATGAAAAACTTAATTTTGATACTAGAAATAATAAAAAGAAAATTTTAATTGATGATGATGAATTAATTAATAATAAAGTTTTGAATTTATCAGATATTAATGATATGGATAAAATTAATAAAGTTTTTACTAATTCTATTAACTTAAACAATAATGAGATTAATATTGACCAATCACTTATATTTGAATGCGAAGTTAATAAAAACTCTAAAAAAACTAATCATACTTCTTCAACTTGTTCTTCAAGAAGTTCTAATACTAATGATAATGATAGTGAAAACCAAAATGATAGTGATTCTCAAAGTGAAGATGGATCTAGTGATTCTGGTTCTTGTTCTACTGCATCTGAAGATGAAATTTTTATATCAATTAATGAATTTCCTGTTAATATAACTGCTTTAGAAGCTTGTCGTGATACACTTGATCAATATATAACTAATAATGAAAAAATTAAAGATGATGAATGGGACTCAATAGTCATTCAAATATTAATGATGTTAATTACTTATCAAAAAGTTTTTAAATTAACACATAATGATTTACATACAAATAATATAATGTATATTGAAACTGAAAAAAAATTTTTAATTTACAAATTTAATAACAAACATTATAAAATTCCTACTTTTGGTAAAATTTATAAAATTATTGACTTTGGTAGAGCTATTTATAGCTTTAAAGGTAAAACTTTATGTAGTGATAGTTATCATAAAGATGGTGATGCTGCTACTCTTTATAACTTTGGAATTTATGAAGATAACTCCAAACCTATTATTAATCCAAATTTTAGTTTTGATCTAGCAAGATTGGGTTGTTCTATTTTTGATTTTTTTGTGGAAGAATTAGATGATCTCGACAAAATTAAATCGAATATTAAAAAAATTATATTAGGATGGTGTATTGATGATAAAGATAGAAATATTTTATATAAAAATAATGGTCAAGAAAGATACCCTGATTTTAAATTATATAAAATGATTGCTAGAACCGTACATAAACACATTCCTGAAAAAGTTTTACAAAATCCATATTTTGATAAATATCTTGTTGCTAAAAAAAATATCAATAAAAAGAATAATATAATGAATATCGATGATTATCCTAATCTAAGTTAATTAAATAAATATGTTGATCCTCCACACTCTTCTTCATATCCTAATTGAGGATTTTTACATATATAACTATTTTTATTTAATATATATGTCATCATTACATCATCTGCTAATAAAAAATTATTATTATTAGGTTTATATTGCATTAATATATTATCTATACTCTCTTTTTTAATTAAAAATGCTAATGGACCTCCTAACCATAATTTCTTTTTAATATATTTTTTTGATTCACAATTCTTAAAAAATCTATCACTAGTATCACTTTCTAAATCACTATCATCTACATATTTACAAGGATTATATTTTCCTAATTTATTAGTATCTCTATATTCTTTTCCCCAAGCCCAAAATGGACATAAATGTAAAATTTCCCAATTATTTGGAAGTTTTTCAACAGTTTTATTTAACTCAACCCAAAAATTATCTATAGGATAAAAATCATCTTGACAAATTATTCCATACTTACAATTTAATTCCTTAAATTTTAATAACATTCTTAATGTAATTTTATAAGAATTTAATGCTGTCTGCATCTGAATTTTTTTAGACTTTTTATTTAAATCTTCATCTGTCCAAAATTTTACTTTTTCTCCTTTTAGTAAATACATATTGATACCATGTTTAACACTGTTATATTTTAAATTTTCTCTGCGTTTTCTACTTACTATATTATCATCAATTGTAGTTGAAATAAATAAACAATTTATAGAATTTATCATTATATACTAATTTTTAAAATTTATATATAATAATAATTTAAAACTCTGGATTTGCAACAAAAGCTTTTGGTCCTGAATCTAATCCTTTACCTAATAAATTTTTAACCATTCCAAATTGTTCACTTATTAATAATCCTATTATTACTGATAAAAATACTAAAATACTATCTATCGCTATAGGTTTAATTGCTTCATCCTCTTTTTTAATAAATCTTAAATTAATAAATTTAATTACAAAAAAAACAACTGCTATTATTCCTGCTAACATAAAATTTATCTCCATTAAAAACTAATAATATATCTTATTTATTAATTTAACGAATATTTATAAAACCTCTATATCCTTTAATAAAATATCATTTCCTGATTTTAAATCTTTACTTAAATCTTCTATTCCTAAATCTAATTTTAAATCATCTCCAAATGTTAAACTTTCCCCATCATCTAAATCTTCTTTTTCTTCCTCTTCCTTTCTTTTTTGATTTGCTTCTTTTGATATTTGATCTAATCTTTCTAATGTTTTTGGAGCTTCTATTTCTTCTTGTAGTCCACTACTATCTACTGCTATATCTATATCTGAAAATTTAATGTCTTGTGATTTATCTCGAGATATCTCATTATCAACAGGTTCAATTGCATCACTTATTTCTATCTTAATATTTTCTTTCTTTCCACTTTCTTCTCCACTTTCTATATTTATATTTTCTTCAGCAATTTTATCTATTTCAAGACTTTTATCTACAATATCCTCTTTCTTATTCTTAACTTCTTTTTCTAATTCTTCCGCTACTGATGTCGATACCGTTTTACTTTTTAATGGAATTAATTCTTTCTTTTCTTCTACTGAAACATCTAATTCTTCTGTCTCATCTAAATAAGCTTTTAATATTAATTCAACTGGAATATTTTCTCTCACTGTATTTAATATCATTTCTTTAATAATTACTTCCAATTCTCTATTATTTTTTTGAATTTCTAAAGGAGCTATTCCTCTTTCAAACAAATATATATTTGTATATACCTTTCTTGCTACATTTATATAACACTTATGTATAAAGATATTTATTGATGGTATATCTAAATCTATTTTTTTTTGTTTTGTTCCTACTCTACTTACCGTTAGAGCTTTTAATTGAACTATATGAACACACGTTATTAAATCCTCTAAATAACCACAACCACTTTTCTCTCCAATTCGATTAACTTCATTACTAATTATACTCTCATTCCATTTTGGAACTCTGCTTAAAAAATTTTGAAATGTCATTAAATATTTTTCCTCATCATCATTTTCTAAACATAATTGATATGCTTCATCAAAAATTGATTTTAAACCTTGAATTATACACGGTGTTAAAATATTTACTAATCTACCACACCATTCATTCTTGGATTCAACCAATGAACTTAATGAGTAATCATCCATTTACATAAAAGCTATATTTTCTAAATTATCATTAGAACGAAAATAAATATAATTTAATAGAAATAATATACAAGTTTTTTCATTTCTAAATTCTTTTTTAAATTTTTGGAAAATTATCAATAATTTATATTTATTTTTATTATCTTCTAATGAATTTTCTATATAATTTATTAAATCTAATCCTGAATATGCTTTATTATATAATTTTTCAGTTAATTTAAATAGATCTAAGTAATTTGTTACTTTTTCCTGTAATATTTTATTTAAGTTATTTAATCTTTTTACATTTTCATTCTTACATACTATATCTTTCTCTAATTTTAAATTATGTAAAGATATACTCCTATTATTTATAGTTGGTAAAGGTAAATATATTTCACAAAATCGCGAGAGAATTGGTTTTAATAATTTATATTTATCTTCTACTATTATAAAAAATCTAGTTGTATGACTAAATAACTCTATACATCTTCTTAAAGCGGATTGTGCATCTATTGTTAATTTATCTGCATTAAATAAAATTATTGTTTTAAAAAAATTTCCATTTAAAAAATTAATATTAGTCTTAGCAAAAAATTTTAAATCTTCTCTTATAAATTTTATACCTTTTCCATGAGCACAATTTACATGCATCATATTATTTTTTATTATTTCTTGATCATAATTATATATTTTTTGTATAAAATTATTAACTATTGTGCGTTTACCACTTCCACTAGGACCATGAAATATTATGTTTGGTATTTTTTGAATTTCTATAAAATAATCTAATTTTTTTATTTTTTCCTCATGAACCTCTATAATATTCATTAACTATCTATAATTATTATATTTTAAACTATTTAAAATAATAATATAATAATATATATATATATTTAGTTATATATATCCTTTTATTTCCGAGTAACTCAGTTGGTAGAGTGGGCGTCTTTTTGGGGTCTAGTCGTAGGTTCGAGCCCTACCTCGGATATTTATTTTTTTTGAAATAAATAATAATAATTTTATTATTTATTTCTTTATTTTTTATTTTTTACTGTCTTTTTATACTTTTTATCTAATTTTCTCAAAACTTTTTTTGTTTTTTTATTTCCTTCTTTAAATACTTTTATATATTTTTTAATTTCTATATTTTTTTTAACATTTTTCTTGATTACATATAATCCTTTTTCATCTTTTAAAATTTCTGATCCATCCTTCCATTTACCATACTCCATTTGTGGAAAATATCTTATTTTTTTTACCATTATATATTATTATATAAAAAATTTTAAAGAGGAGTGGCACTATTTAAACTTTGGGTATATGGATTTTGTTTGAATGCCTCTAAAATATCTGGTTTCATTCTTTGTCTTTGTGTATCTTCATCTAAACTTTGCATACTTTGAATTCTTCCTATCATTTCACCTGTTGGTATAATTGACTGATTTCCATTTGGCACCCACCATCTGTTATTCTTTCTACTACAATCATCTCTTATATTTGCTAACTGTTGATTTCCATTAAATAACTCCATATTACCTGGTAATACTACACTATTTTGTAATCTATTACAATTATTTCTTTGATTTAATACATTTTCAACCGATCTTTCACCTTGTTGATTTACTGCACCTCCTGCTGTTAATAATGTAGTATGATTTGTTGAAGGTCTTTGTCCTACTGGAGCTGTTGGATTTGCTAACATATATCCATGATTATCCCCAGCTTGTACATTTACTGTCATTCTATTTTCTAATGTTTGTCTATTTGTCACTCTTGTTCTATCATATGGATTATTAACATATGCTCCACCTGTATTATTATTAACATTACCATTTCTTCTTAAATTTCCTATTACATTCTCTTTTCTCGTTGGTTTTAATACATCTAATATTGGCGCTATTATTGCTGAAACTGCATGTCCTAAACCTCCAACATCATGATTTTGTGTTGTATTTCTATTATTCAGTGTTAAATTCTCTGTATCTCTACCCATATCATGATGATTTCTACTTCCACTTTCTTGTCCAGCTACTCCTATCGGTAATGCTGGTAATTGCTGACTAAATCCATCTTCAAATGCACCTTTTACATATGTAGCATCCCCATCTTTTCCTCCTCCAAAATATTCTGTATTACAATCATTTACCTCTCTTAATATTGTCTCTGCTCTTTGTCTCTCTGCCTTTTCTAAACCTGTTGTTGTTAACCACCTGTTTGGTGTATTTGCAAAAAAAGTATCTGGATGATATTTTTCTACTCTTCCTTCTATCCCTGTATTTGTTACAGGTGCTAATGCTGGACCTTGATGCCCTGCTAATCCAAATGTCAATTTTGGATTTGTATCTGCTCTTAATTCATCTACTGTCTTCGGTAACCATTTTTCACGTGCCTCCATTCCTGCATTAAATCCTTGTGATCCATTTGTTGTATATCCTTGATTTAATCCTGGACCTACATTTTGTGTCTCCCACGGTTTTACATTTGCATAATTCATTGAAGGATTTTGTCTTGATAAATAAAATGCTGTGCTATCTGGTGCTCCATGTGCATACGATAAATTCTTCTCTGGTTGAAAAAGAGGTGCTCTCTCTGCCTTTGAAAATTGTTGTGTTCCTGTACCTTGCATATTATCTAATCTTAACTCTGCTTGATCATAATTTCCTCCTGCTCCTCTTATTCTACCACCAAAAAATGGTACCATATTATTATGCTTAAAATCATTTCTTGATACTGGATTCCCTGTTAAAGAACTTATATTTACTACCTTTTCTAATTCACTTATTGTTTCTTTATTTACTGTGTTATCAAATCCTGTTTCATTAAAATATCTATCTGTTGATTGATTTGAATTTGGATAATAATTTAAACTATTATTTTCATTTACTGGCTCTGGGTTTGGATACTCTGTGGCTATATTTTTTTTATTTAAATTTGTATATTTTTCTGTTGCTTTCTTCTTTTTATCTTCTTGAGCAATTACAAATAAAGATCCTAAAGCTACTAATGGAATTGCTAATTCAGCCATATATATATATTATATAATTTAATATTAAATTTTTTAATATACTTATTTAATATTAATTTATTTATTACATAATTGGTTTATCTCTCCTGGCACACATTCTCTCATTAAATAATAATCCTTTTCTAATATTCTTGAACTCAAATTATTATGAAATGGTATACATACATTTAATTGAGGATCAAAAAATGGATATTCAAAATTATTTTGCTCTACTTCTAATACTGTCCATGCTGGATTTATTGCTCTTGGTTGTTCTACAAATGGTTTTTGTGATGGAAAATTTAACCTCTCACTATTTACTTTATGTTTCTCAAAATTATTTTTTTCCTTACAATCTAATGTTAAAGGTCTTGTTAAACCCATTAAATCACTCTCTAAATTTATTGTATTACTTTGTAAATTTCCTCCCCATTTTTGCATTCTTATATAAGGATCCTCCATATATGATGGTGTTAATCCATTTCCCGGAACATTTAACATATATCTTCCTTGATCTGTATCTTCCTGTAATTGTTTTATTATTCTACAACTATCATCATGAAATCTTGTAAATGCCATTTATATAATAATGTATTATATAATTATTTTATTTATTTTTTATTTAATAAATTGAAATTTATATTGTTCTAAATTTTAAATTAACTATGACTTCCTACCAAGATATCGAAGAAGTATTTCAAAATTCTAATTTTTCAATTAAATATAATATTTTATCTATCCTTTTAATTTTATTCTTTATTTATTATCTATTTAACTTTACCAGATAATATTCTTATTTTGATTAAGCATCAGCGGCAATGGTTGTGCTGTCGGCGTCGGCGGCGGCTGCGGCGGTGAGAGAGGAAGTTGATGGATCTCCACCCACTGCAGGCGTCTGCGTGTCGGCGACCACTGGGGGATTGTTGTTGATGACTGGTGGAATGTAATCTTGGAAATATTTAGGATCTGCAGACGGAACAATCCAGGGAGGAGCGTCAAGCGGGTTCGATGAGGTCGGAACAGGCTTTGCCCACCCTGGTTTCGTCGTAAAACTTCCTGACTGGTCGTTTTGTGTTCCTGGATAATCACCATTCCAGCCTCTTTGTCCACCTGGATAAATTGTTGATTCAATAAAGTTAAAATATTCTCCTGAAAAAGCTACTTTATCACTTACACTATAATATACAAATGCATCTCCATCAACAGCTGCTCCTGTTCCTGTAGTTGTTGGCAAATACCAACTCGTTAAAGTCACGGGGTCCTGGGTGGATGTATCCAGAGTTATACTAGGACCTGTCTCTCTTGGAAATCCATTAATGGGACGATTTGCTTTTGTTCCTATTTCATATTCTATCTTTATTGGCGGACATACTCCATCTCCTCCGTTCGCGTTAGGATTCTGGCTCATTGGCCTGAAACCATATACTTCTACTTTAGGAATCTCGCCCTTATCTACAAGTTCCATCATTCTATCTGTTATATCAGTTGAGCTGCCATATAAAAATTCATCCTTTAAAACTGGTTTTCCACCAGGATAAGCTGGTTTATTATATGGTCTAGCTGGATTGCTAGCATCTATTTGTGTTCCCCAATTTAAACCATCATTCACGGTCCAGCTACTAGGGGCAGCAGCTTGTGCCGCCTTAATACACTCGAGATTTCCAGGAGGATACATAGTACCTACAGTCTGAGTACTCTGACTATCTGTGATACTCTGCTGGGCCTCTAGATCCTCAGAAAGTTTAGTCCAAACATATTGATTATTTACATAAGGATTTATATAAGCTCTTTCACTACTTATTAGTTCATCTAATTTTATCTTTTTCTTTTGATCCGGATCCGGATTTGCTGCTTGGAATTCTTTCTCTGCCTTTTTACCAAATCCATAGAAATCTAATTGTAAACTATTAGGTTTTAAAGGCGGGCCTGAAGTCTGTTCTACATTGCCTCCAATAGTAACTCTCATAATAACAGGGTTCCACGTATTTTTACCAAGTGTGGACCCCTCCGTCTCTGGTAATTCTAATAGTGCTTCTACCAAAAAATCTCTTACAATATACGAATTTACCGGTGTATTATAAAGGTCCTTATCGCTTGTATTTACATATGGAGACTCTTTAGGAGGAGGAAAACTATTTGTATCATTATTGAATACCATTCCTAAATAAAATGGTTTTTTGGTAAAGGGGAACTCGGGCCCAGTATAAATAGGCGACTGCTCGGCAGCCTCCGCAGCCTCTTGATTAAGAGCCAACTGAACACTACTTAGTTTTATACTCTCAGTACTACTATAATCAGTTATACCTTTCTTTTTACACCATATCCACGGGGTGCTTATTTCAAAAGAAATTATACCTTTAAGTGTACCATTTTCTATACCTAAACCTGTATTTAGCACACTTAATTGTCCAGTGTTTTTTAATAAATATACAGGCGCATATAAAATGTGCGGCACGGGGCCGATGGCGTTCTCATCGATGAATTGACCAAGAAGAGTATACAATTCATTATTATCATCTTTTAGTTCATCTAACTGAAAATGAAGATTAAAATTATCATCTGTCGTACCAGGAATTTTCCATAAAACACTTAAATAATCTTTAGATGTTAGTTCAATCATAAGGAAATTATTACCTAGAGATGTAGCATCTGGATTATATAAAATAACGTCACGATAAGACCAGGGTGCACCCGCGCCGTCGCTCTGCGCAGCAAACGTAAATGTTTTTATAGTTATTTTAGTATCATCATTTGTATCCTGTTTTAACTCTAAGCTACATAATAAATTTTCGCGAATTTCAGTAGAATTATTATCATCTGGGTAGATACCCTTTTGATCAACCAATGAAAGATATTTTTTGATACTTTGGAATTGTAATCCCCTACCTGAAAAAGCAGAAGCACCTGGCGTATTGTTAGTTGGTAAGGAATTAAATAATTCTAATTTTTCTTCATCTATATTTCCTTGTGGTAAAGTCCAATCAGCTATGCACTCAATACCAAGGTTTACTAAGATATTTTGATTCGAAGTAAAATAATTTTCCATATTCCATTTTAAAGCAAAACTATTAATTAAACCTTCTCCTAATGTATCTAAATTTTGGATAGCACTAAATTTAAATTGATTTACATTAAGTGAATCAATATTACTAGTTATACTACCAATCTCACTTCCTTCATAAGAAGTTTCATACAGTAAATATTCATATCCTCCGGCTTCTCCTATCAACCCGCCCTCGAGGAGGCTCACTTCAGAAAATGTTTGTTTAATGAAAGTGGGTCTTGCTAGTTTGGCAACAGGATCTATATATCTATCTCCTACCAAAGTAACACTTATATTCCAAGGAGCTAAAATTGGTTGACTATATATAAATGCTAATAAGTCTTGGGTACTACCAGGTTTGATATTAGCAGCAACCCAATTAGGAATTAAAAAAGCGGCTACTGACAAATTGTCTCTATCTTCATATTCTGAAAAAGTACAACCAACCTTATACGAACTCCGTAACTTACCACATACACAATGATTTTTAGTAAAGTTTTTTTGATCTAGTGGAATAAGAGCGATTGGAATTAACTGTCCGGGAATTGGAAAATGTATAAATTGATTACTCTGGCGGTTTGGAAGCAGGGTTGCTCCGGGCTGATATGCATATGGGAAATCCTGGCACCAAGCAAACGCTACAACAAATAAATACCAACTAGATACTACTGTACCATTAGGTAGTGCGGTTGGAAGTTTGTTAAAATTCCAATTGTAGAATGGACCTAAATGTATTTGATAATTCCTAAGAATAACTGTCTTGTGACCCAAGGCTACAGATGGAGGATGCATAAAGTGATTAAAGTATAAAGGCCAAATATCTGAAGGATAAAAAACTCCCACACCGCTATTAACAGGTCTTTTTTCTCTTGGACATACATCAGACTCTGGCACTAACCATACATAAGGCTGTTGTATTAAAGCCTGTGATGGAATAGTAGGAATTGTAGTTGTTCCTCCAATTGCATCATTTGGAGGAGCATTTCCAACACCACCAACTGTAGGATTAGAATTACTTGGTGAAATCCAATACCACGCAGCATTACTCATTAGACCAAATGTATATTTAATTTCTTCCGGCAATTTTGGAACGACACCAGGTTCACCTTTCTCACCTTTCTCACCCTTTTCACCTTTCTCACCCTTTTCACCTTTCTGACCCTTTTCACCTTTTTGACCTTTCTGACCCTTCTGACCCTTTTCACCTTTTTGACCTTTCTCACCTTTTTCTCCCTTCTGACCCTTTTCGCCTTTATCTCCTTTTTGACCCTTCTCACCCTTATCTCCTTTTTGACCCTTCTCACCTTTATCTCCTTTTTGACCCTTCTCACCCTTATCTCCTTTTTGACCCTTTTCGCCTTTATCTCCTTTCTGACCCTTTTCGCCTTTATCTCCTTTCTGACCCTTTTCGCCTTTATCTCCTTTTTGACCCTTATCACCTTTTTGACCAGGATCACCTTTATCTCCTTTTTCACCAGGATCACCTTTATATCCTTTTTGATTAGGGTCACCTTTATCTCCTTTTTGACCAGGTTCACCTCTATCTCCCCTTGGACCTTGAGGGCCTTCCGGTCCACGATCACCAGAACCTCCGTCTCCATGTGGATGACAATTTGGAGGAGGACAACAAGGAGGTAATCCTAATAATTTAGTTCTATCACTTGAAGACATCATATTTATATATTTAAATTATATTAATTTTTTTTAATATTACATTAATAGTAATTATTTAACTAAAATTAATAAAAAATATTATAATAATAAAAAAGTAGTAAATTACTTTAAAAATAAAAATAAGACTTTAAAGGTTTAATTTTTATTAAAATATTAAAAATATAAAAAAATTTTTTTCAAATTTTAAATTTCATTTTTTAAAAATGGACAAATAAAAACTTGTCCCTTTTTAAAAATTGGCTTAAAAATCCAAAATTCTATTTTGTAGAATCATTTTACATTGACATCGTCTTATTTTAAATTATAAAATAGAAAAAACCTATGACTGAATAATTTTTTCGTAAAATCGGTTTCCAAAAGTGGAAAAAAATGGAAACCGATTTTACACCACAGGGTTTCAATAACAAAAAAATATAAAATCAAAAAATGTTGTTATTGGTCCAGTAACAAAAAATCGTAAAAGTTGGAAACCGATTTTACACCAAATGATTTTAGATAATAAATATTGAAAAAATCGGGATAAAAATTTATTTTTTACAAAAAGTTTCCAAAGTTTCCAATTTTGGAAACCGATTTTACACCAAATGATAATGGTTTTAATATGTTTTATATATTAAAATAATTAAGACGTTAATTTAAAAAAATCGTAAAATTTCGTAAAATAATTTTTAAAAAACTTAAGACAAAAATATATAATAATATAAGAAATGACATTATTTTTAGATAATCATAAATACAAATATTTTTGTGAAAAATGTGAATTTTTTTCTGATAAAAAAACTGATTTTAATAGACATTTATCTTCACAAAAACATAAATTTAATGAAGCATCAAATTATGAATTTAAATGTAAAAATTGTGAAAAATTTTACAAAACAAAGTCAGGTTTATGGAAACATTTAAAAAAATGTGAAATAAATTTCACTAATAAAAATATGAGAAATGAATTATTAATTCAAGATTTATTACTACAAAATAAAGATCTTCAAGAAAAATTAATAAAACAAAATACCGATGTAGAAAAATTAGAAAAAGTTTGTAATAAAGTTTTAGAAATTGCTCCAAAAATGACAGGAGGTAATACTTTTAATAATACTAATAATATTAATCAAACTAATAATATTAATGTATTTTTAAATACTCATTGTCCTGATGCTTTAAATTTAAGTGAATTTGTTGAATTAATTCAAGAAAATGTATGTCAATATCTACCAAATTCAGATAAACTCCTAGAAAATAATTTTGAAGATAATATAACTGTTGTTATAACAGAAAATTATAAAGAGATTGATAACAATAAAAAACCATATTATTTAATGGATATTAAAAGAAATAAATTAATTGTAAAAAATAATGACAAATGGATTGATATGTCACCAGAAGATAATAATTTACATGAAGAAATAAAAAAATGTGAAAGATCTATTACAAAAGAAATACAAAAAAATTTTCAAGATGAATTTCCTAATTATTTAGATAATGAAAAAGATCAAGATAAATTTATCAAAGTATTAAATCATAGTACAAGTAATATCGGAGAGAATGAAAGAAAAAAAATTATTAAAGGTATGTGTAAGAAAGGAATTAATACAAAAGAACTTAAAGAAAAAAATTAAATTTATTATCCTATTCTATAAATATTTACTGATGTTCCTGCATCAATAGTGATAGTCTGATCCGCGTCTAATAAAATCCAAAAACTTATATAACTTTTTCTCTTTACTTCTATAATTATAGTAGATGTATGTTCTAATGGATTATTGTCATATAGTTCCTGTTCGGTTTGATATACTTTTTTGCTGCTGCCTGTGCCGCCTTGGTGAGTATTATAAATAAAAGGTAGATTAGAATCTGTGGTCGTGTTAAGAGGCTGCGACGGTCCTGGGGAGTTCCACACACCTGGCCATGGGTGCGGATCCTGCGTTCCAGGAGCATCATGTGGAAGAGTGTAGTCTATTTCCGCGCCGTTTTGGCTGCCTTCTGTTACGCATATATATATATTAGTATATTTTTGGTTTCCGGAGGGAGATGTCGCAAAGTTTTCGGCAATTACATTTAATTGTACATAATAAATTCCCGTTTCTGGAATTAAAAATTCTAAACCGGATGTCGGATCAGGACTTGTGGGGTATGTGGGATTTATTACATATGGTCCATATGGTGGCTGGAGAGGTAAAGTAGGATTGTATAAATTAGGATTATAATAGATTCTGCCCAGTGTGTTCGTGATTACAGAAGTAAATTGAGGCTGAAAATTCGTCGGGTATTGCGACGGGTCATCATTTAAAAATATATTTGCTATACTATCTCCAACAGTATTGAAGAACGAGTAGGACGAGCGCGTCACTGATTTAGCTATTCTACTAAATGAGATAATTACATTGCCCACGAGCGATGGTTCTCCTTTCTGACCCTTCACACCCTTATCACCTTTCTGACCTTTCTGACCCGCTACTACTACATCGCCTTTTTGACCTTTTTGCCCTACTTCTCCTTTCTGACCTTTCTGACCTTTCTGACCTTTCTGACCTTTCTGACCTTTCTGACCTTTCTGACCTTTCTCACCCGCTTCACCTTTCTGACCTTTCTCTCCTACATCGCCTTTTTGCCCTACTTCTCCTTTCTGACCTTTTTGACCTTTCTCTCCTACATCGCCTTTTTGACCTACTTCTCCTTTCTGACCTTTCTGACCTTTCTGACCTTTCTCTCCTACATCGCCTTTTTGACCTACTTCTCCTTTCTGACCTTTCTGA